GTGCAGGGGCATCACCATGAAAGCTTTGAAATTTCTTACTGGGGTAACCCTCATGCCCTACTCTTTGGTATGACCGTGGGCTGCCTGGTAGACCCGCACAGCCTAGCAATGGCATACAATAAGAACAACCTGCGACGCCCGGTAATTGGCTGCGGTATAATCATCGATAGCATTCCTCAGCTTATCCCCATGAAATTAAACAAGAAAGGCCGCTGGAACGGTAAGGTTTGACTTCATAGGGCCTATCTGAGATACTCTTATGCATGAACCATCTAATACTGGTTTTTTTGACCGTAACAAAGCTCTACAGCCTCCCGCCTGGTCTCCAGTCCGCCCTTTGCTTTGTAGAGTCTTCCCACAATGTTAAAGCTGTTCATCACGACGATGGCAGCGCTAACAGCGTTGGAGTTTGTCAAGTACAGCTTCCCACGGCTCGTATATTGGGCTTTAAAGGAACAGAAACCGAGCTTTACCGTGTGGACACCAACGTTAATTTGTCTGGCGCTTATATATCTAAGCAGCTACGGCGTTATAATGGCGATGTGGTCAAAGCAATTAGTGCTTACAATATGGGCACTTACCGTGTAGGTAAAGACGGGTTTCCAAAAAATAAGAAGTACGTTCTAAAAGTTTTAAAAGCTTGGGGAGAGGGCCGGTGAAACGCATTAATTTTAAGATTATGGGCAAAGATTGGGTTTTACGTCTTCTAAAACGTAAAGAGTATGATAAGCGACACGGCAGAGGTAGCGTAGGCATCACTCATATGCACAAGCGCCGAATTGACCTACAGCCTCAAGGAATGGACCTTGAGACCATTATTCATGAGCTTACCCATGCCTACATGGTAGAGATTTGCACCGGCAGCGTGGACCTGGACGACGAGCAGATTGAAGAAGTATTTGCGGAATTGTTTGCTAAGAGAGGCCGGGAGATGTTAGACTTGGCGGATAAGCTGCACAATACGGTTCGGGAGCTAACATCAGGTATTACGAGGTAACAATGAAGCACAAAGAAATTGAGACTAAATACCGCGCTGATGAGATGTCTTTTACCGAGTTTGAGCAGTTCATTACTGCCCTCAAGCCGGTAAACACTATCCGCGCGTCGGGCTACGATTACTTCTACTGCTCCCCCGCCGCCCCCGCTAGCTTTGCCCGCCACAGGGTAGGCCCTGAGTTTAACCAGCTTACTTTTAAGCGTAAACTATCTGATATTAATAACTACATTCGAGACGAACACAACATCTCACTCGACACGAAAGTTAAGATTGATCAGGTCGCTGCCCTACTCAAAGAGTTTGGCTATACACATAACTCTACAATTTTTAAAAATGTTTTTGTATACAACTTTGATAAGTACAACTTTGTCTACTACGTGTGCTATACCCCCGAGCTTAAAGAGTTAGGGCGATTTGTTGAGGTAGAGATGTCCGAAGAACATCCTTGGGACAACGAAGACCAGGCTTGGGCGCTCCTACGTGAGATTGAAGGCAGCCTTCGCCCTCTAGGCATCACCCCCCAGCATCGCATGCGCAAATCTTTGTTTGAGATGTTTAAAAAGTAATTGACTTAACCCGCCCCCCGGCATAACCTAATCACAGGAGTTACAAATGATTATTGGACTAAACGGACTCATGGGAGTAGGCAAAAGCACTGCGGCTAACTTCATTACCGCCTACTCTGCCTCCCCGACTAAGCTAATCAAGTTTGCCGCCCCTCTTTACGATATCCAGGAATTTGCATACCGCAGGATTAAGTCAGTATTTAACCGCCCCGATGACTTTGTAAAAGACCGCAAGCTTCTCCAATGGCTAGGTACCGAATGGGGGCGAGGTACCATTAACGATAACATTTGGGTTGACATTTGGGAAAATGAAGTCCGGGAAGCCGTAAAGCAAGGCTTCACAGTTATCTGTGATGATGTACGATTTGATAATGAGGCAGAGACTGTGCTCAGCTTGGGAGGTATTGTGCTTAACATCGCTTCCAGCCAATCCCTTACCCGAATCACGACGGCCAACGGTATAGTAGCTCATGCAAGCGAAGCAGGCATTGCCTCCAACTATATCTCGCACCGGGTAGAAAACAACGGCACCGAAAAAGAGTTTGACCACAAGCTGAGAAGCCTACTCTTTGTAGCCGGTGTAAAACTTTTGGCCCTGCCCAAATGAACCTGCTTATTATCAGTGCAGTTTATATTGTGTGTCTTTTGATCTTGACTCTATGGACCAAATTTGTTACTTATTGTTTAGAGCCCGCGCTAAAAGATCTTATAATCTCCCTGCTACCTATTATTTTTTTGGTCCCCGCACTCGCAGTAGTAATCATGTATCTGTCCCCTAACAACTAAGGAGCTAAAATGGCATTTCAAGCATTGTTTGACGCAAGCAACGGTACCCCCTTTAAATTCGAAAATATTGGCGATAGCCTTGAGGCTTATTACATGGGTAGCTTTGACTATGAAGGCGATTACGGCCCGACTAAAAAGCACGTTTTTAAGACTGAGACCGACGACGCGGTTGTGGTCTTTGGGCAACGCAGCCTTATGCAGCTTCTCCCTTCAGCCACGGTTGGGGCAATGCTTCGGGTTACCCTCACCGGCTCTAAGCCCGCGGCTAAGAAGGGGCAGCAACCTATGAAGCTCTATAAGATCGAGCAGGACATTAAAAACACTACTCACGTTGCAGGCGTTAAGACCGACGCGGACACGACCGCCGCGGAATATGTTAATCCGTCGGACGAAGACGCGGAAAATGCAGACGGCCCGGCAGATGAGCCACAACTTCCCCCGGCGCGCGCCCCCCAAGCGGCGGCGGGTAAGCTACCCTCTCAGGCTGCTCAAGATAAGGTTCGGGAGCTTCTGAACAGAGGTAAGGTTCGTAGCGCATAATACATGTACATTGGGGGGTAGCTTAATTGGTAAAGCTATCCGCTGTTAACGGATAAGATATTGGTTCGAATCCAATCCCCCCAGCCACATTTTAGGAGACCTATGCAGAAGCAGCTTGCTCGTCTCATCCTTGCCAAATGGGTACAAGACCCTGGTAAGCGTCCGGTTTTAGAAGCGGAGTATACCTCTGAGCAGTTAGAGGCTTATAACTCAGAAGGCTACAACTGTTACTACCTGCCAAACTGCCCCGCAGAGTACCTCCCCGGTAAGCCCGTAGACGGCTCTATGGTAGACAAATTCAACTATGTATTTGTGGATTTTGATTTAAAATCTAATACTTACGCCACTAAAGAGGACTTCATTGCGTCCCTTTCTGTTTTTTCCTTGGAACCTAGCCGCATCACAGATAGCGGAGGCGGCGTGCACGCCTATTGGGCAGTATCCGACCTAGACGCAATGAGCTACCTCCGCCTTTCCAGGCGCCTTATGCGCCTGCTAAAGACCGACGAAGCTGTGGGCCAAATCTACCAGCTTATGCGCCTCCCCGGCACGGTAAACGTAAAGCAGGAGGACGATCCCCGACTTTGCGAAATACTTTTGGACACCGACACCCGGTATACTTGCGAAGAAATCGACGCCGCGTTACCTCCTATCTCTCAGGCGGACGAAGCGCATTGTAAGCAGCATTATGAAAAGACTTACCGCTTAAAATCCGAGGTTAAAGTAGATACCAATATCCCTCTTAAATTTTCGCAGCTTATAGCTTCTAGCAGAGAGGCTAAGGACATTTGGTCGGGAAACGTAGAGGACAGGAGCAAAGGAGATTACCGCCTAGCTCATATTATGTTTGCCCACAGCTTTACGCGAAAAGAAGCTATCTCTGTCCTAGTCAATAGCTCTAAAGCCCTCAATAGAGCCCCGCAACATCAAGTCTCTTACGCGGAAAATATTGTAGATAAAATTTGGACTTTTGAAGTTAATACCGACAAAACCGCCCTTAACCTATCGAGCAGCGTCAGAAACATTCTTTCTAAAGGAGGGGACACCCTCAAAGGTACCCGCTTCCCCTGCTGGCGGTACCTTGATGCTACCGAAAACGGCTTTCGACTAGGTCAAGTCATTGGCCTAGTAGCAGGCTCAGGCGTAGGAAAGACTGCCGTAGCCCTTAACATGTTTCTAGGATTTGTCCAAAACAATCCCGACTATGATCATTTTTTTGTGCCTTTAGAGCAGCCCGTGGAAGAGATTGCAGACCGTTGGCGGCTTATGTGCGGAACTAACACCGCGTTGCACGATAAGGTACACGTAATCAGTAACTACGCCGAAGACGGTTCCTATAGAAACTTGAGTTTTGATCAAATTAGGGATTATATCTTACAATTTCAAAAGACCACAGGCAGAAAAGCCGGATGTGTTGTAATTGACCACATCGGCGCCCTGAATAAGAAAGGCGCCAAGGGCGAAAATCAGGACCTAATGAACATCTGCCACACCATGAAAGCCTTTGCAATATCCACTAATACCCTCCTTATCATGCAGAGTCAAGCCCCCAGAGAGAAAGCAGGTATCGGAGACCTAGAACTATCCAAGGATGCCGCGTATGGCACGGTTTTCTTTGAGTCATATTGTGATTTTTTAATGGCCATCTGGCAGCCCCTCAAGCGGTGCTATTCTGAAACCGGATGCCTCACGGTTACGGCTTTTAAACTTTGTAAAATTCGCCATAAAAATCAATTACTAGATAAGATCCAAGAGGACGTTTGCTATAAGCTCTTTTTTGATCCCACGACCGGACACTTACAAGAGATGAGCCAGGCGGATGACGAAAGCTTTAAGTTTTGGCTTGCTAAGTCTACCAATATGCGTAAACTCGATAGGAAGACCGACCTAATCCCGTACCAGTCAACCGATTGGAGTAAGAAGGAGACCGCGTGACCGGCACTGTAAGATGGTTTAACGATAGTAAAGGTTATGGTTTTATTACTTTACCCGACGGGCGCGAAGCTTTTTTGCACTACAGCCACATTAAAAAAAAGGGTTATAAAACCCTCGCTAGCGGAGACAAGGTAAAGTTTGACCTTTATGAGGCAGGCACTCACAGAGGCTGTATGGAGTATGAAGCCCACAGCGTAACAAAGGCGGAATAATGGCTGAACGTCTAGAAGTAATCAAGACTAAAGCGGGCGTAGAAGACCTTAAGGCTTATCTAGCCGATAAGGAGGTTATCGCCTTTGACACTGAAACCACGGGCGTAGAAAAAGACTCTGAAATCATAGGATTCAGCGTTTGCGCCGACCTCGAACTAGCTTACTACGTTGTTTTGAGTTATTGGGATATAACCGAACAAAGGCTAGTGTACCTAGAAACTCGGGAGACGGCTAAGGGCTTGCTCGATAGCCTCAAAGGTAAGCAGCTAGTCGCCCACAACGCTGTGTTTGATTGTTCCATGATCCACAACAGCTACGGCGTGGACCTCATGCCCTCCATCTACGTAGACACTATGATCCTCGCGCATCTCCTTAACGAAAACCGCCGGGTAGGTCTTAAAGACCTGGGGGTATCTATCTTTGGAGAGGATGCCGACGCCGAACAGCGATTAATGAAAGAAAGCGTCACCAAAAACGGTGGCGTAATGACTAAAGAGTGTTATGAGCTATACAAAGGCGACGCCGACCTAATCGCCCGGTACGGTGCCAAGGACACTATCCTCACCCTTAAGCTCCTCTATCACCTTCTGCCGGACCTATACGAGCAGGGCTTAGATAAATTTTTCTTTGATGACGAGTCTATGCCCCTGCTTAGAGGCCCCACATACGACTTGAACACTGCCGGTCTTAAGGTAAATGTAGAGCAATTACAGCGACTTTCAACGGACGTTGAAACCGAGTGTTTAGAGGATAAGGCTTACATCTACAAAGAAATTGCCGGGTACGTTAAAGACAAGTACCCCGGAACCTCCAAAGCCAACACCTTTAATATAGGCGCAGGGCAGCAATTATCTTGGCTTTTGTTTATTAAGCTTAAGGAACCCTTTGGTACCCTCACAGACGGCGGTAAGGAGTTATGCCACGCCCTAGGCATCAAAATACCGTACACCAACCCCGCACGTAAAGACTTTATATCCCGAGTTACCGAACTAAAAGGTAAAGAATGGGCCAAAGCCGCCTACAACTCAAAAACTAAAAAAATGGGCCGACCTAAAAAAGTAGGAGACCCCTGGCAGTACATGAGTTGCGGTAAAGTCTCAATGGCGGTGGCGGCTATGAGATACAAATGGGTTGCCCGCCTTTTGAAGTATAGAAGTAACGAGAAGCTGCGCAGCACGTACATAGTGGGCATCCAGTCCCGCATGAAGTACGGCATCATTCGCCCCTCCTTTCTACAGCACGGGACAACGTCCGGCAGGTACTCTAGCCGCAACCCTAACTTTCAAAACCTTCCAAGAGACGACAAGCGCGTCAAAGCTTGTATCATCGCTAGGCCGGGTAAGGTTTTTGTAGGCGCGGACCAATCACAACTAGAGCCCCGCGTATTTGCTAGCTTATCGGGAGACGAGACGCTCATGGGCTCATTTGCCAAAGGGGAAGATTTCTACTCCGTAGTAGGATCGCCGGTATTTGGCATCCACGACGCCACACTAGTCAAAGACGGCTCGCCTAACTCCTTCCCCGTCAAATATCAAAAGCTGCGTGACTTATCCAAGGTTATTGCCCTGGCCACGCCCTACGGCACCTTAGCCCCGCAAATGTCTAGCGAGCTAGCCCTCAAGGCCGGTATCATCAAGTCTAAGGACGAATGTCAAGACATTATCAATACCTACTTTGAGACCTACCCCAAAGTTTATAAGCTAATGCTAGACGCCCACGCCCAAGCCAAAGAACACGGCGTGGTCTATAACCTCTTTGGACGCCCAAGGCGCATTCCAGAAGCTAAGTTGATAGCAGGGGCCTATGGAAAAAACACCGCGCATAGCGACCTTCCCAGGGCTGCTCGTACTCTATTAAACCTTGCCATGAATCACCGCGTACAGTCTACGGGAGCGTCTATTATGAACAGAGCCGCCATTGCGCTACGCGCTACGATAGACCAACTAATGATTGAAGATAAGAGATGGACAGAAGTTAAGATTGTGCTGCAAGTCCACGATGAGCTTGTGTTAGAAGGGCCAGAAGCCCTTGCCCTCGATATGAGCACGATATTGGGGCACTGCATGGAGACTACGGTGACGCTTCCGGGGGTAGCCCTCAAAGCTGAGCCTAAAATTGCCTATAATCTCGCGGACTTAAAATAAGTTGACTATTTTAGTCGTTTGGAATAATCTAGCTACGTGGTGCTATCAGGTTGACCCTGATAAACACATTAGCCTAATAACGAAAGCTATTTACAGCACAAAAACCGCCGTATACGCGGTAGCGTATTAAATGTTGCTTATACGCACTTGCGTATAGCCTCTAAACAAATCAAGGAAACCAGATGAAAAAAATCACTGAAATTGAGTTGAAGGAAATCCTAGCTAAGCATTTGGAATGGTTTAATACTGGCAAGGGGGAACGTGCAAACCTTAGCAATACGGATCTAAGCTATGCGGACCTTAGCGGTGCGAACCTCCGTAAAGCGAACCTCTGCGGTGCGGGGCTTTGTGGTGCAAAACTCAGCTTTGCGGACCTTTGCGGCGCAAACCTAAGCGGAGCGAACCTCTGCCAGGCGGATCTAAGCAATGCGGGCCTAGCCTTTGCGTACCTAATCGACGCAAACCTAAGCTTTGCGAACCTCAGCGGCGCAAACCTCCGCCGTGCGGACCTAAGCTTTGCGGACCTCTACGGTGCGAACCTCCGCCGTGCGGATTTAAGCAACGCGCACATACACGACGCGGACCTCAGTAAGGCGGACCTAGGCGGTGCGGACCCCTACAGCGCATATATGTACGGCGCAAAGCTTCCTATCAAACTTAAGGGGACCAAATGAAAACTATTTACGTTACTAAGATTACCGTAGAATCTTATAACCAATTTGTTAGTATGGGATACACCATAATTTTTGTGAGTAGCAAATGGATGTCATAATTAAACTTTTTCCTATTCTAGCCGTGCTTTATTTAGCGCGCGCAATAAGAAAAATTAACAGGCAAGTGCTTAAAACTCCAGACCAGCTAGCGGCTGATGTGCGACGGCGCGTCCTGCGGCGTCAAATAACCGCCCGCCGCACCCCCAGACTATGCGCAAAACACTCTACACGCCTCCAAACGGGAAGCATGGCCATACTGGATAGCAAAAAATGCGAAGAGTGTAATAAACCCCCTAGAACTGTATAATTTTAGTACAGCAGCCTAAACTTTTTTCTTTATTAAAATCAAATACTTATCTTTAAATAGCTTATTCTTATCTAAAAACAAAGATTAAAAAGAGACACAAAAAAACTATTGTGTCATGCTTTGTTTATGAAAAACGTCTTTAATAAAATCAAACGCTTATATAAACAACTAGCAGGACGGCTACCTAGCCCCCTACCTGTAGGTATTAACGAATTTAACGCCTGGTGCGACGATATCAAGGCCACGTATGATTTGCCTACACAGTCGGACGATGATATTCGTTTTACTTGTGCGGCAGTTATTATGCGTTTTAACGAGATTGCAGATGCTAAGCCTAAGTATTTCTTTGTAAGGGCGATGCGCTCAGGGGCCGCTAAGCAAATTGCGGGCTACGCCTTTGGTGAGGTCAAGAACAGACAACAGGCCGCGTACAAAGCCGCCCAAGAGGCTGCAAATGTCCCTCAAACCTCTGAAGCTTAAGAAGCTGCAAGCCCTCTGGGACCGAAAACTTAAAAAATCCGGGTTTGAAGACGCAGAGGACAATACGGGTAAGCTTAAGAGTTACCATAGCTTAGAGTTTTTTAATTCAGGTCTACGGCATCCCGATTATCAAGAGGGTAAAGCTGAGTACTACAGAGCCGCAGGACATTTTTTACATTCTTATAAGTTTGCGGACAAAGAAGAGGAGCATCTATGGCAAATGCACTGCGAGGGGCAGAGTCTCAAACACTACAGAAGCAAGAAATATACCTGCTCAAACATAATTTACCGGGCGATTCGTCGCCTAGCCAAAGAAATGAAAGCATCGTGGAAGACGTAACTAACAAAAATGAGCTAGTAGAGCTAAGGCCCGAAGTAGAGGCCGATAGGCCGTTTATTTTCGCTACCTGGCTTAAAGGCCTTCGCCACGGTAACGACTACCACGGCAGTATCGAAAGCGAACCATACTTTAGGCACCAACACAGTCGAATTGAGGGCATCCTAAACGACTTCGACACCACAGTGCGAATCTCCTGCCTCAAAGAAGACCCCTCTGTAATCTTGGGGTACTGCGTATACAAAGACACAACCCTACATTGGGTTTTTGTTAAGAAGGCGTGGCGTAAGATTGGCCTTGCTAAAGACATGGTCCCCAAAAATATTAAAACTGTTAGTCACGTAACAAAGGTAGGCCAGGACTTGTTACGTAAGCAATCTGGCATTAAATTTAACCCTTATCTGGAGTAAGTATGACCGAAAAAAAGCCCCGCACTAGCGACGAGATTCAAAAAGAGTATCAACATCTCGCATTTAAAGCAGGTAATCTTCAATATGCCATCGTAGAAAATCAAAAGGATTTGGCCCTTATCAATAGCTCGCTGCGCGACCTTAACTTTGAGTTTACCGCCGCTAAAGCCTCCGAAGCCCCTCCCGCAGGTACTGCCGAATGAATCGCAAAGTAACTCAAATTTCTGTTCACCAGGTAACCCTTATCCCCAACGCCGGTAACCTCAAAAATACCATTAACCAGGGCTCTAACCCTGAGTTTAGCATGCACGCTACAGAGGTCGGCGTAGAAGTTGAATCTAAGTCTAAAAACGTATATTTCCTTGTTCCTTGGGGGAATATCATCGCGGCTACGTTTGCCGGTCCCAAGGATGCATGAGTAAGAAACTCATTGTAGAGCCGCTCAAGGATGAGCTTGGGGCTTATGTAAAGCCTCCAATTGCAGAGAAGCCCTCTATTCCTTCTGACTTGTCTATTGACGAGGAGATGGATAAGGGGCTTCTCGCTATTCACCGTTTAATGAAACAGGTTAACGAGGACGTGGTTGCTCGCTCTAATCTAAAAGAAACAGTAGTAATTTTAAAGGCTTGCATGGATATGCTTCGCGACCTTAAAAAAGCTGAGACCGACTTACTGGATACGCTCAGCGAGGATCAATTACAGGCTTACCTGGACTCTAGGAAATGAAACCCACAACCGCCTCTATTGTTAAGCGGATTAGGCGCAAGGAAGGTTACAAACCTAAGCCTATCGAGCTAGACCCTCGCTTCCCGGAACAAAATGCCTTTGTATTAGACGACGCCCGGTACCTTGACGCCCAGTGCTCCCGCCGCTCAGGCAAAACTAACGGGCTAGTTTTAAGGTTCCTGCGCACCATGGAAAAACACCCTAAAAGCCAGTGCGTGTACATGGCCATGACATTTGACTCTGCTAAGCAGATCATGATGCCTGCTATCCAGGAGCAGGAGGATAAGTATAAGATTGGCCTAACCTTTACCGATTCAAAGGTAAAACACCCCAATGGTGCCGTATTGCATCTTATGGGCGCAGACCAAAAGAATTTTATCAAGCGCCTCAAAGGCCGCAAATTCCCCGGCGTGGCCATTGATGAAGCCCAGGACTTTGGAGCACACTTACAATCGCTCATTGACGATGTTCTTACCCCCTCCATTGCCGACTATGCCGACGGCTGGCTTGCACTTACAGGCACTCCAGGCCCCGTACCACAGGGGTACTTTTTTGAGGTAACTCAGCAACGCAAATACGGGTACTCTCATCACTCTTGGACGATCCTTAACAATCCCTATATGCCCAACCCTGCGAGCTTCATTGCAGACCTCATCTCTAAAAGGGAGTGGGCGCATGATCATCCAACGCTGCTTAGGGAATGGCAAAACCAATGGGTGTTAGACGTACAGGCGTTGTGGGTAAGGTATAACGAAAAACTTAATAATTACGATACGTTGCCTGAAGGTAAATACACCTACGCCTTGGGCATTGATATCGGGTTTAACGATGCCGACGCCTTAGCTGTAGTGGCGTGGTCAGAAGACAGCCCGGTAACGTATCTAATAGAAGAAATTATAACAAAGAAACAAGGACTTACCGGATTGGTAGAGCAAGTACAGGGATTACGTAAAAAATATGACTTTGCTAAGATGGTTATAGACGAAGGTGGGCTAGGTAAAAAGCTTGCCGAAGAGATGCGCCGCAGGCACTCTATACCCGTTCACCCGGCAGATAAAATGCGTAAGCAAGAGAGTGTTGAGTTTATGAATGACGCCCTGCGCCTTTCAAAGCTCAGGGCTAAAAAAGAGTCTCAATTTGCCAAAGACTCTTACCTAATCCAGATTGATTGGGACAAGTCTACCCCTAACAGGATCGTCATTAAAAAGAAACCCCACAGCGATATTATCGACGCGGTGCTGTA